TTCTTGTTGTGAATAGTCAAAGACTCCCCACTTACAACCTTCTTCAGGAATAAATAATGATCTAATCTTTGGTCCAAGATCTTTATTCCTTGCAGGAATCTGTTGAAGGTTAGGATTCTGGTAGGAAAACCTACCAGTCACCGTGCCCCCGGTCTGTGATCTAAGCTGATTAATTTCAGCATGTATTCTACCCTTGTGTTCGTATCTAAGAATAGAATCTATAAAAGTTGTGTGAGCTTTGTTAATCTCTCTTGCCTTAGCAATCATATTAACAACAGGATGTTTATGTTCTTGTAAAAAATTTTTAGTAAATGATGGTGCTTCTGTTTTTTCTGTACGTGGATACTCTAATCTCAATACATCAAATACATTTGCAATAGACCTTGCTGCCCAGATCTGTGTATCAATATTTGTTTCTCCTTTTATTTTATTTAATAATTCGTGTTCTGCTTTTTTAAATTCTGTTTTCATTTTATGTGCTTTGTCTACATCAACACGTACACCTTTAAACCTCATGTCAACCAGGCATGGAAACAATTCTGTTTCCAGATCAAATATGTCCTCTAAATCCTGACTAATAATCTCTTTCTTCATCTCCTGCCATAACCCAAAAGTTACTTCAGCATCTCTCTCTGCATAAGATCCAACATGCATAGCAGGTAGCTTGTACATTTCTGCTTTAGGGTCAATACCCCATTCTTCTGCAGCTTCTGCTAGTGCAGCTTCATTTTTACCATAGCCCAGGTAATGCCATGACAAACTATTAAGATCATACCTAAATCTATTCTCATCTGTAATTGCTGCAGCTATCATGGTACAAACAATGTCGCCATTTATTTTAAATCCTAATGCACGTAGCCAGCAGACATCGTACATTGCATTGTGAAAAATTTTTGTTGATGGAGATTCTAATATATCCTTAAGCCAACCTAAAACTCTTTGTCGGTCCATGTTACCACCACCTTCATGACCAATAGGAAAGTATCCTTTGTAATGTTTAGTTGCAACAGCAATACCAATCACATCACCATTACCAATAACAGAACCAGATCCTTTCTTTATTAGATCAGGATCTTTTGTTTCTAAGTCTATTGCTATTTCATCTACTTGTCTTAAGTCTGGAAACTCTGTAGGTTTTACCCACTCTGTCTGTGCTTCAAACTTAGGAATTTTCACCGTAATCCCTTTCAATAATCATTTCGATAAAGTGAATAGCTTTTTCCAAATCTTGCTTTTTTCCTTTCAGTCGATGACGACAGATGTATTTTATAGCACATCCTTCTGGAAAGAGCAACTCGTTCTCTACCACAAATTTACTAGGTTGAATTTTAAATTTGGAGTAATGTGATCCTCCAATTTGTTTATCCCAAACTTTCGACGTCATAACCTCTATCCTCCCTTTTTGCCGTCATTATATATAAATTTTGTTTAGTACGTGTGACACCTACATACCAAACCCTATGTTCTTCATCGTGTTTATCATCGCTTTTTTCTGTTGCTTCTCTAATTGTTTTTGTATTATCTAAAATTAATAAAACATTATCGGCCTGTCCTCCTTTAGCAGAATGAATTGTAGAGAGTTGTACTCTTGCATCTTTGTTTAATTCTTCTCCCTGTCTCAACATTTCTCTTATATATAAACATTCATCAGGATTTATTTTAAAAACATCATACCATCGTTGAGTATTACTAAATCCAAATTCTGTAAGGTCATATAATCTTTCTTCATTAAGTGTATGATAAGATTGAGTGCATTCAAAAATATCTTTTAATTCACTTAAAGATAATTTATCTCCTTTATTTTGCCATCTTGTGTAGTTTAGAATGCTTCTAAACAAGGAAGCTGTAAAACTTTTACGTCCTTTAAATTGAAAATAAATTCCCATGTCTTTTAAAAGAGGTTTTAATTTTTCTAGTCTATCGTTCGTTCTAGCTAACACCAACCAATTGTCTTTGTACAAAGGCGCATCATCAATGGTTGTAATATAATTAACTTTACCTTCTTCATCTCTAGACTTCCAATTTTTTTTAACTCTTCTATCGTCTGGAATTCGATCTAATATTTTATTGGCTATATCCTGTACACTCCTAGGAACCCTGTAAGATTGTGGCAAAATAATGTCTTTTTTAACCTGTGTGGCTATGAATTTAAGCACATCTGCACCAGCCCAGCCATAAATAGCTTGATCATCATCACCAGCTAGTATAACATATTTGGAATTTTCCCGCAGAATATCTACCATTTTCCACTGTATAGGAGATAAATCTTGTGCTTCATCAATAAAAACTACGTCATATTTTGGACACAATTTAGCCACATTAAATTTTTCAATCATGTCTGTAAAATCGTACAGTTTAAAAGAATCTTTATAGTTATTTAATTCTTCTTCTAAAACATACAGTAGATTTTTTTCTAATTCATAGGAGTACATTCCAGTATTGTATTCGTCCTCAATTGAACATTCCTTTATTCTGGCCGCATTTATCAAGTTAAAATATTCACTATTAGAATCTACAAATCCGGTAGATTCCTTGCCATCAGAATAAATTGTAACCTCTATTCCTACTTTTCTACCTATATCTTCGTAGTGTTCATCCTGCATAACCTGAGCTTTTTTCATCCCTAATCTGTTAAAAGCAAGAGAATGAAGAGTTCTAAAATTTTTTAAATCTTTCTGTTGTAAATGTTTGTATGCATCTAACATTCTATTAGTAGCCTCGGTTGCTGCTTTAGTGGTAAAAGCAAAGTAACCAATCTTGTCCAAAGGTGTTCCAAGTTTATAAAATGTTTTAACATAATCAATAAGTTTAGTTGTTTTCCCTGTTCCCGGAGGCCCGTATATTTTTCTACTAATCACATTATCTCCGTCTTATGTTTTATTTTGGTATGGTATATTGGTACTTCTTCAAACGACTTTATGTTTATTTGTACTACATTTTTAGTAGAAGAATTATATTTACCAGACTCTTTAGATGGAAATCTTTTCTGGTCCAGAAATTGTATCTCACACTCTCTGTATGTAGTCTCCATGATACGTCCTGTTTTTTCTTCTTTATATTTCCAATCTTTAGCTCTTAATCTATCAAAAAATTTTTCAAATTTAAAAAATGCATAGTCACCTTCTATTAATACTGAACCACTTTTAAATGCTGCATCTGTGGATGCTTTAGGCCCATTAATTTTTGCATGTAATACATCATGTAGTTTTTCTTTAGGAGATGTGCCTATAGGTGGCTGTACAGCTTTTTGTGTTTTATATAATTCATCCATTACTGTTTGTTCTTCTTCACCTTTAATAAGTGGTGGTAAAAATCCTGCAGCTTTTGCTATTGCATTTCTACGTTTACGTTGATCATTTAAATGTTCAATTGATTTACAATGCACTGTTGCTGTTGCAATACCGTCTGGTTTAGTAACGTCAAATTCGTATTCTGGTTCTTCAAAAATTTCTATCTTTCTAAGGTTAGTCAGTATAGGATAGGATCCCTTTGATCCAGCCAACACCCCAAATCTTTTTTTAACACATATACCCTTCTTACAAAAGTCAGCTAGTGGACTTTGAGTACAGGTATATCCTTTGTCCGATCTCTTCCAGGATTTTAATTTAGCACTTAGTATCTTATCATCCCATGCATTTGCATGTCGTTCTTCAAAAAATTTAACTGGAGCATTCTTGACTTTCTGCTCCCATCCATCAGGGTATTTCATCTTAGCAAAGACATGATAGTTGTACATAAATCTATCTTTACCATCAAAGCCGTCTCTACTAGATACTTTAGATATTTCAGCCAAACATGGCGGACCATCTAATAAATCTCCATCAATTCCTTCATAAATTTTTTGATCTATATTTTCTGTAATTTTTGTTAAGTCTTCTTTAGAAACTAAATTAGCTTCTACTAATGTTAAAAATTTTTCAATATCAAACGGTGTTCCATCTACGTTTAATGCTCTTCGTTTACCACCATAGTATGGTAAATTAATAAATTGTCCTGGTTTTAAGTTCCCGGTTTCCTCGTC